TTCACGCTGGCCGATCCTAACCTGGTGCGCGCTCTCGTCGGAGTGGTGAACGCTGCGGGCAAGCCTGTCACCAAAGACACCGCGCTGCGCTGCGCGAGTTTCTTTTCCGGTGTGAAGATGCTGGCCAATGATATCGCCAAGATGCCGCTTGTGATGTTCGAGCGAAAAACCGTGAAAGGCAGGCTGCAAACTTCGAAGGCCGTGAATGATGCTCGCTATCCGCTGCTGAAAGACGTTCCTAACAACTGGATGACTGCTTTTCAACTGCGGTGGATGCAGATATTCCACCTCTTTTTCGAGGGCAACTTCTACATCCAGAAGATCGAGGATTCAACCGGCCGACTCCTGGCGCTGATGCCGCTCAATCCCTGGCACGTGCGCAAGCGCTGGGATCGGACCGTTAATCCGCCAGTTCTTTATTTCGATTACGACGACGGCTCGACCAAGGTGAGCTTCTCGCAGGATCAGATCTGGTGGAACAGCATTCTGAACTGCTACGGCATGGACGGAATCGCGATCATCGCCCTGGCGAAAGATGCGCTATCCGTGATGATGGCCAGCGACGAGGTCGCAGGCAAGTATTTCGCCAACGGCCTGTTCTCTTCCGGATTCATCACTACCGACAAAGATGCAGAAGTCGATTCCATCGAGGCGCAGAAGCTCGTGGACCAACTCGCCCGCTTTTACTCGGGCAGCGGCAACGCCGGCAAGTTCACTTTCATGCCATACGGGGCGAAGTTCGAAAAGATGGTCTTCACTGCCGAAGAAGCGCAGCTGCTCGAATCGCGAAAGTGGAACGCCGAAGAAGTTGTCCGGCTGCTGGGCGGCGCGCCGTTGCTGGTGAAGCTCGGCTACGGAGAAAAGAACTCCACCTATGCGGCGTCTTCCGCGTTCCTCGAAGAATATTTCAACACTTCGCTGATGCCGCTCACGGTGAACATCGAGCAAAGCATCATCCGCGACCTCGTCGACGTTGGCGATCGCGGCCGCTTCTTCGCCAAATACAACGCGGACGTGGCGCTCCGTGGCGACATAAAGACCAGATTTGACGCTTACAAGATTGGCATCGACAGCGGCTTTATGTCTCCCAACGATGCGAATGACCAGGAAGACAGAAACACGGTTGAAGGCCTCGATTATTACCATATCAATCAGAACGCGATTCTGGTCGATGGCGAGATCCTCACCGTGGGCGTGCGCGCGGCGCCGGCCGGATCGGTGGACAACCCGCCGGTAGAAGAGCCCGTCGAGCCGCCGCAAAAGCCCCAGCCGACTGCGCTAGTCCTGGCTGCGGTCGAGCGCATCCTGCGCAAAGAAGAGAAGTCCGGCCGCGTCGATGGCAAGTTCATTGCCCAGGTGTTCGGCGTGGCCGTCGAAAAAGCCTCTGATTACGTCACCAAGCGCGCTCAGCTGACGCGCCAGCAGGCCCAGGAGCTGCTGATCACGATCGCCACAGGAGAACAATCATGAAATCGCTGCGCCGCAATTCCAGCATCACCGGCCTGAAGATCGTTAACCAGGCCGAGAGCCTTGTGCTCGAAGTTTATGACGTGATCGGAGCCGGCTACTGGGGCGACGGCATTACTGCGCAGTCGGTGAGCGACGCGCTGAAGAATTCTCAGGGAGCGGTGAGTCTGCGCATCAACTCTCCCGGCGGCGACGCCTTTGAAGGCGTCGCCATCTACAACCTGCTGCGTCAAAGCGGCCGCCAGGTCAATGTGCGGGTCGATGGGCTGGCAGCGTCAGCCGCTGCGACCGTGGCGATGGCCGGCGACAAGCGCGAGATGGGCAAAGGCACCATGCTGATGATCCACCCCGCGATGGTGATTGCGGCCGGCGACGCCGAGGACCTGCGATCGGCAGCCGATATGCTCGATTCCGTCACCGCGTCGATGGCTGAGATCTATGCCTCGCGCAGCGGGAATGAAAGCAAGAAAGTCATTGACTGGATGAACGCCGAGACCTGGATGACTCCTCAGGAGTGCATCGACAACGGCTTTGCTACTGGCATGACGGAAGACCAGGCGGATATGAAGGCGGTTGCCGCTGCGTTCGACCTTTCAGTGTTCAAGAATGCTCCCGGTTCCCTGATTCTGAACCGCACTGGAACCACCAAGAAAGTGGACGGCGAGAATCTCACGGCCGACGACTTCATCTACGTCGGCGATCCCGAAAAGACCGACACCTGGCATTTGCCCTGGCGCTTCTCGACCGAGGAGAAGACTGTCAGCCACCTGCGCGACGCGCTTGCACGCTTCAGCCAGGTGGGGATCCCGCCGACGAAGAAGGCCGCAGCGTACGAAAAGCTGGTTGGCCTGTGCAAAGAACACGGCATCGAGGTCAGCAGCCCCGACAAGCCGGCGACAGCTGAGTCGGCGAGCGACTTCATGATGGACATCCGCCGCAAGCGGATCGCGCTGGCGAGGAACGCATAGATGTTTGAACAACTCATTCAGGGACCGGCTGACGAGCCGGTCACCGTGGCCAACCAGGCCGCGTGGAGTCGCTTCGACGCTCCGGACCAGCTCGTCGGCTCGCCGCCGGCCGAGAATCCGGAATACGACCTGGTCGTCTCGCAGATCAAGACGGCGCGCGAAGACATCGAGCGCCTGACGCGCTACTGCCTGATGACGCAACAGTGGAAGCTCACGCTGCCAGGCTTCCCTTACCGGCGCCCTGGCTTCTGCGTTCCGGTTGTGTTCTGGCCGTACGGTCAGCTCGCCGAGAATGCGATCGAGTTGATGCGGCATCCAGTGCAGGCTGTCCAGTCAATTACCTATCTGGATCCCGGCGGCGTCGAGCAGACGCTCGATCCTAGCGTTTACGACGTGGCCAATGACTCGATCCTGCTCAAAGTCGGTCAGACGTGGCCCTGGACCGCCCAGCGCGACGACGCAGTGCGCATTCTGCACACCGCAGGCTACGATCCTATGGGTTCGCCGCCCACTGAGCTCCCTGAGCGCTTAAAAACGGCCGTAAAGTACCTCGCCGGCTGGTATTACGAGAACCGGATCCCGGTCAGCACGCAGCCCACGCAGGACGTCCTGCGAACGCTGGCCAGCTTGCTCAAAGGATTCCGCTCTGGCTATTTGCCTCGAGTGAATGATGCCGGCAGCGGCTGGGGGTTCGGTTGGTTCCGTTAACCCTGTCTGGAAAGCTGCGGGACCAGATCACGTTGCTGGCTCCGGCCGGCGATCTCGACAGCGAAGGACGGCCGCTGCCGATCACCACGTACCGGACGAACGTCTTTGCCGGGATCGAGGAGCTTTCGCAGCAGGACGCGCAGACGCCAGGCCAGCAGGATTTCAAGACCGCGCTGCGGACGCGCATCACGATCCGGCACGATCCGAACATTCGCAGTACGTTCTTCGCGATCGCAACGACCGGAAGACGCAAAGGACAGACTTACACCGTAGAGCAAGTCACGGATCCGGGGATCCCGACGCGCGGCGTCTTCCTCGAGCTCTGGTGCAAGTTGATGGATGACGGGCTGAGCCCACCGAGCAGCTAGCCGATGATCTTGTCTGGCATTCGTTCCCAGCTCGCGACCGTCAGCAGCGTCACTGACATTGTGCCGGCGAAGCGGATCTTCATCAGCATGGCGCTGCGCGAAGCCGCGCGGCCGTACATCGTCATTCACGGAATCAATCTGCCGCCGGCAGAGACCACGCTCGACGGATCGAGCGCGCTGCGCGATGGCGAGTTTCAGTTTGATTCTTACGCTGACAACGCAGTCGATGCGCGCAAGCTTTCGAACACTGTCCAGGCCGCGCTGCAGGACCTGGGCGCGACCCTGCCGGGTGGCAGCAAGATCCAGTTTGTTGGAACCACAGCCGACATCGATGACAGTTACGAAGTCGGCGGCTCGTCTTTCCTCTTCCGTTCTGCGATTCGCATGAAAGCGTTTTACACCGAGGCCTAGCGGCCTCAGATCCAACACCACAAATCACAAAGGAGCATCGAACATGTCAACCACAGCTTATCCTGGATACGGATCGTCTCTCGACATTTTGACGAGCCCGCCCATCCACGTCGCCCAAATTCGCAAACTGAATTTCCCAGGCCTGAAAGCCGACTTCGAGGAAATTTCTAACCTGGATTCTCCAAGCATTTTCAAGGAGTACATGAAGCTCATGCTGGACGGCGGAAACATGCCGTTCGACGGAGTTCTGAATTCTGCCGATGGCAGTGTAACGGAACTCTGGGACAGTTTGAAACAGTCCGGAGTGGCTGCGCTCAGGACGTTCCGGCTGACCTTCACTGATGCCTCGACTCTTGATTTCGACGCCTATGTCGAACAATTCTCGGTTGGCGTCGAATTTAACAAGGTGATTCCGTTCAACGCCTCGCTGAAGATCGTGGGCGACATCACCGCCAGCTGGGAGTAATCCGGACGGGCGAACCTGCCATGTTTCGGTTCACAGGGCGTGGAATGACCATTCCGCGCCCTCTCCTTTTCTAATCGAGGAAAACTATGGATGTTTTAGAACGAGAGATCCTCGGCGAACCAGTGTCCATCACTCTCGCCGGCGAAACCTACCCGCTCGCCTTCCCTATGTTTGCTGTGGTCCTGTACAAGCAGGAAACGGCAAAGCTCAATTGCCGGCGCGCGAAGTCTGCCGAAGACAACGGCCGTGCCAGGCTGCTTCCTGCTGAACTGCGGCAACTGAAGAACCGTTATCGCGATATTGTCGATAATCTCGAAGACCAGACTGACTTTCTCCAGCAAATGGAAGAATCGGTTGCATTGCGTATTCGCATCGACGAAGAAACCGGAAACGGTGACAGCCTGCTGCAGCTGATCAACTGGTGGAAGATTCGCGAGGAAGATCCGGAAAGGATCGTGCTCGCGGTATGGGCCGGATTGCATCAGCAGAAGGAAGACGGCTCGTGGCAGGCGCCGCTGGCAGTTTCACAATTGCATAAGCTGATCGACTTCTCAAATGTCGCTCCAGTTCTGCAAGCGATTACCCGCAGCCTGATGCGGTATATGCCGCGGCGGAAAGAGGCCAGCCCAAACGCCGGCGCCCTGGAAGCGGAAGCGACCAGGGTGTAGAGCCGAGCCTGGAAGGTCTGTGGGCGGCCGCGCGGACTCGGCTTGGGATGGACCGGAGGTCCTTTCTTGCAGTCAGTCCGCGGGAATTGGACGCATGGTTCGAGCAGATTGAGCTTTGCGATCGCGCAGCCTACGGTCCAGCGGCGTTGATTTGTTCGGTTGTTGCGAACGTCAATCGCGATCCTGAAAAGAAGCGCGAGCCCTGGACGATCGAAGACTTCATGCCGGGTGATCACGAGTCTGATGAGGACAACATGCGCGCGTTTGCCGAGAAAGTGGCGCGCGGCGAGAGTTTTGCCGATGATCCCGATGCGCTGAAGGGCATGCAGGGCTTGAAGAACGAAATAAAGTCCAGGTTCAAGAACCTGAAGACCAGGACGAACCTAATTGCAGGTGAGGACCTGCACGATCCAAACAAACGTGGGCTACGGTGATGCTCGATATCAACGGCCAGGAGCTTCGCGTCGGTGACAACGCCCAGTTGCTCTGCGAAATCTTCAGTGTCACGCCTGAAGGAATAGGCGTCCGCGTGTTGAACTCCGACATGATGTTGCTGGTGACGGTAAAGGAAGACGAAGTTTTAGGCGGCAAGGTTGCTTCGTCTGAGCTGACGGCGTTCGTGCAGCAGGCTCCTAGCGTTCCTGCTGATGCCACAAACGAAGAGGTCAAACCGGGGCGGATGGAATGAGATTACTGAGTCGACCATCGAAAGAAGATGCGGTCGAAGTGTTTGCGACTTTACGTGCTAACAGGACTCGAGGCTGTGGTGCAGGAACTCAATCGGTAGAAGGGTACACGCTGTCTGCGATATCGGCGAGCCACCAAACTATCGCTGAAAGCAGTGTCACTATCACTGGAATGCCAATCGCTCCCGGCTCACTTGCGGCGAGTAAAAGCACCGCGGACAAGAGTCCGAAGACCATGAAGATAAGAGAAATGGTTTTGAAGAGCCACACTCTTGCGCTGTGCGTCGAAGAGGCGCTGGCGGACTTTTTAACTTCTGCAGTTACGTCCTTCATGGTGCAGCACTCTATCTCCGAAACCCGCGCCAGTCAAGGTTATCCAGAATGTCAATAGATGGAGTAAGCGTCGAGATCAAAGGCCTCGATGTGCTCGCGAAGACGCTGGAACAGGATCTGCCCGAGGCCATGGCGAAGGGTGTGATTCGGGAAGCGCTGCGTGACGGCGGCGATGTCATCGCGCAAGCTGTAGAAGCCGGAGCGCCTGGCGAGCTCGCCGACGACGTTGTTGTGGTCCGCGTTTCAAACGAACGGGAAGGTTTAGCCGGCTACGCGCTGATTGGGCCATCCTATGACAAGTCCAAGATGGTCACCCGGAGGCGCGGTAAGTACGCGGGCCAGCCTGATCCCACCTCCGTTCCTGGCGTTTTCGGATTGTTCGTAGAAAAAGGCCACGGACCGCCGGGAGTTCACCGGGAAAGGCAGCAGGCGAAGCGCAGCGGCCGTCAAATCGAATTTGGTGACCATGAGACGCCTCCTCACCCCTTTTTGGGACCTGCCTTCGAGAATTCTAAAGACGAGGCGCTGAGTGCGATCGTGGATAGCCTGCGTAGCGGTATAGACGAAGTGGCAAAGAAAGTGGCGAAGAAATAATGGCAACCATCGTTGGAGCACTGGCAGTCGAACTCGGCCTGGATACTGCTCAATTTGAGCGTAGCCTGAAGACTCTGCCTGGAATGTCCCAACAGCATTTCGGTGCGATGTCAGCCGAGATGAAGAGGACCTCGCGCGAGGGAGCTGAGTCCTTCCGTCTGATTGATGAGGCCCTGGGGATCCATCTTTCGCGGCCGATCACTAGGATTCTTACACAGGAATTCCCAGGCCTCGCAAAGGGTCTTCAGTCGGTGTTGGGCGCAGGACTGACCGGGGCAATTGCAGTTGCCGCCTTCGAATTCCTAAGCAGTGCCGTCGATAAATTGATCAAGAAGTTCGACGAGGCAAAGAAGGCGCAGGAAGAATACGAGGCTGCGAATCGGCATCTTCAAGAGACCATGCAGGACGTCGCTATCGCGCACGAGAAGCGAATAGCTCAATTCAATGCAGAAATCGCCGCCGCGTCTGGTGACAAATCGGGAGAACTCGCAAATAAGCTCAAAGTCGCATCCATCGACGATGCCGAGCTGGGGATTCGAGACCTCGATCGGATCGCCGAAGCGATGGAACGTGTCTCGAAAGCGGCTCTCGAGGCCGAGACCTCAAGCCATCGTTTCTGGCTGGCTGTGGGCCGCGCGAATACCTCGGAGCACAACTTAACGATCGCGGACTCAGCAAAGCAATTCGACGACTTCAAAGAGAAGCTCAGGGCCGCTTCGAAAGAAGACGCCACTCAGGGCACGCGGGTTGGGCTTGATCTAGCTATCCAGAAGACCAAAGAACTAGATGCAGCGATGGCCGAGGCGAATGCCCACCGCATCAGCGACCTCAGGGCCTTCGGCGATGACTTTCTTAAAGCCTTCTACTTTATCCCGGCTCGCTCTGGCTACACCGACAAGGAACGGTCACAGATCACAAGCCAGGACACAGAATTGCACGCATTCATCGAGAGCCAGAAACATAGTACTGAAGAGCACGAGAAACACTCACAAGTGTTGCGCCAGCAGAGCGCTGCGACTGCTGACCCTGGCGAAAAGGAAATCGAGAAGCTGAAAGCAGAAACCGCGGCACAGCTCGCCCTGGCCGGCGCCGCCGGGGAATCTGTGGCCGCGCAGCGCCTGCAGCAGGCTTGTGGCGAAGCCGATCAGATCATTTCTCGCATTCTCGAAGAAGCCCACGGCCGGCTCACTTCGAAGATGAAAGAGGAGATTCTGACCGTCCACGCGCTCACTGCGGAGCGGCAATTTGCAAAGGATGCAGTCCAGGCCAGCCAGGAGATAGATAAGCGGATCGAGCAGGTGCGCGAACAGATCGCCGCCAATAAGGAGCTGGCTTCGTCATATCTCGAAGGCGGCGAGGCTGTACTGAAGGCACAGGTCGATCAGAAGCTCGCGCCGGAAATTATCATCGCGAAACAGCTGCGCGATCAATACGAGCTGCTCAAGAAAGCTGCCGATGATTATGCCGAGAGCGTGCGCAAGCTGGGCGGCGCTGTCGGCCCGAAGCCAGGTTTGGATATTCCGCCTGAGCGGCTCGCTGCAGCAAAAGCCGATGCTGATAGGCAAGACCAAAAAGTCAGCGGCCTGCGAACCCTTGCAACCACCGAGGAGTTAACAAAATACAAGTCCGAACTGGACCTTGCACAGGGCGATCTTGAGCGCGAGCAACCGTTGCTCGAACGGCTGAATGCCGCATATCTCGAAAACGCACAGGCGGTCCGCAAAGCCCAGGTTGAGCTGGCCTTCTTTCACTGGGAACAGTCTCATCGTGGCCAGACCGTCGAACAGGCTACTGAGACGCTTGCTAAATCGGTACATCCGAACATAAGTTCCAAAGAGGCTCTGGATGTTCTGTCCAGTCCAACTGCGAACGGTGACGAACTCATAGCCGCGCAAGCGCGGGCGCGGCTCGATCAAATCGCGGAAGTCAGTGCCCAACTCGAACAGCAGTCGATTCAACAGCAGCGATTGGCGGACGTCGAACTTGCGTCGCGCTATTCCATTACCCGCACCTACGACGACGAAATAAACAAGCTCACCCGCGCGCGCGAGGTCATGCAGCAGTACGGTCAAAGCACGCTGCTGATCGATGCGGAAATGCAGACTGCGCAAGAGCGGCTCATCAAGCAATGGGATGATGCCGCGCTGAAGGTCGGAAACTTCGGAGACAAAACGCGTGCCATCTTTAACGAGATGGTCATCCAGGGACAGCATGCTGGCGAGGAGATCGCCAAGGCCTTCGGTAGCGCGATCGACGGCGCTAACGCTCAGCTCGCGAAATTGCTCACTGGCCAGAAGACAGATTTCAAAGCGGTCATAAGCAATCTCTCCGAGCAGGTCACCAAAGCTGAAATCGGGAAGCTGGAGGGATCATTGCTTCAGAGCCTGGGCTTTGGCGATCTGGCGAAGAGCATCACACAGGGCAAGCCGGATGGGACGAAAAATAACCCGCTTCACGTACGGAACGTTGACGGCGTTCCGGCGGCGACGAACAGTCCTCTTAATTCCCTGAATCCCTTCGCCAATAACCTGCTGAATCAATCCGGCAACGCCGGAGAGGCGAATCCGTTTGCGGGCCTGGCGTCGCTCTTTTCAGGCAACACTAGCCAAAACTCCCCACTGGGCAGCATCTCATCGCTGTTCTCGAGTAAAAGCTCAACCTCGTCGACGAGCGCAGAGATCCGCGCCCACATTGTGAATTGGCCTCCGGCATTGCTGGCGGGTCCCGGTGCGACTGCCGGATCGCAGTCTCCCTTAGCATTAGCAGCTGCAACCGGCGCCGGAGAGACAGGCGCAGGAATCCCTGGGCTGGGTGGGGCGGAAGGGATTCTGGGCAGTCTCTTTGGCGGCTTCCTCGCCGCTGGTGGAGACGTGAAGTCCGATACACACTATGTAGTCGGCGAACATGGTCCTGAGCTGTTCCGCTCCGCGACGGCCGGCGAGATCATTCCCAACCATGAGCTGGCAAAATATTTTCAAGGAACCCATATCCATGGAAACCAGATCGGCGAAACAAAGATCGGGGAGACGAAGACTGACGCAAAGACGACAGTCGGCGCCGGACTTCCAGGACTGAGCGGGGCGGATGGGATTCTAGGCAGCGTCTTCGGTGGCTTCATGGCTGCTGGCGGAGACGTGAAGGCAGATACGCACTACATCGTCGGCGAACACGGTCCTGAGCTCTTCCGCGCGTCTACGGCTGGAGAGATCATTCCCAACCATAAGCTAGCGAGCCACCTGCTCTCGAATCCGAATGCTGCCTGGACGTTTGATCCTAGCGCAGCGTACGCGCAGCCTTATGAGCGATATGAGCGCTGGCTGCACCGCGGGGATCTCGGAGGCGGCGGCACATTGAAATCGTTGCTTAGCCTCGGCGCCACGGCTTTGTTCAAATACAAGAACCCTTTCAAGGAACTGCAGAGCCTCCTCCATCACGCACCTACCGCTGCTTCCACAGCAACCGATATCGGCGGCGTGGGAGCGCTCGCCGGCGGCGGCTTCGGCGCAGGAATCGGATCTGGCGTGGATCCATCGTCTTTGTCTAAGTCCAACTTCGATTTTGCCTCAATCCCAGATTTCGCTGGCTTCATGGCCGACGGCGGAGACGTTACTCCTGGCAAGAGATACATCGTCGGCGATCGCGGTCCAGAGCTGTTGCGGATTCCAGGTGCCGAGAACCTTGGAGCGATGTCCAATTCCGATAGTCGTTCGTGGTCAAACCGCGGCGGCGACCACAATAACAGTACGCACATCACGCAGAATTTCAACGGCGCAGACACCGGTGATCTTTTCAAGCGCACGGTCCGCCAAGAATACGCGCGCATGTTCCGCAACCTGAAATAGCTCACACATGTTTGAAACTGAATTCCCGCGCAAAGGCCTGTCCTTTCAGCGTCTAGGCGGTCCTGCTTTCAATACCGATCCGATTGGTATGCAGTCAGGCCAGGAGCAGCGCAACCGCAACTGGGCAAATGCGCGCCGCAAATATTCTGGCAGCCTGATTCTTACGAGCGAGGCCTCAACTCCGCTTCCCATCGCGATCTATTCGGCGGTGGAGGCGTTTTTTATGGTCGGTCCAGCCGGCCAGTACGATTCTTTCCGGTTTTACGATGAGCTGGATTGCGTGGCCACGAATCAGGCCATGGTACTGGTTTCCGGATCCGTCTGGCAGCTGCAAAAAACCTATGCGCTGAACGGCCGAACCTATGTTCGCACCATCACTAAGCCGATTACGTCCTCGGTCAAGGATTACCAGGGCAACGCGCTCGCGGACACGGTTGTCATTACGAGTGGCGGGACGCTGGTCTCAGTCGATCACACCACTGGCCAGGTGACGCTTTCAGGTGTGAGCGGGACACCGCACGCCACTTTTAGCTATCACATTCCCGTGCGTCTGACCTCTGATGACTTCGAGCCGCAGATTTCCCAATCTCCGCAGGGCGCGCGGCTGATCAAGTGGAATTCGCTTAGCATGATCGAAGTGCTGCCCCCGAACTACTGATGGACACTCTGGTCGCCATTCCGTTGAAGTTTTCTGTTGTGTGCGTGAACTGCGAGCAGATCACACGCGCGCGCGGAAATCACTGCGAAGTCTGCGGCAGT